CATGAATGTCGCGAGCCATTAGGCTAAGGAAAAGCACACCTCTATTTAAGGAGGGCTTTTGAAAAGCCTAATGTTGCTCTGGAAAAAGATCGCCGAAGATTCGGCGATATGGTGTAGCACTAGCGCCACTCAAGACATAAAATATGTCGAGAGTCGGTTCGAACACGAGGGGTTCTCGTTTTTAACGATTACCCTACCCGCCTTCGGAAAAGACTTCGAAAAAAGTCTTGACCGCGGGTGTGTTGATCGCAACCTTTTCCAGGGTTTTACCTGGCAAGGCAGGTCTCCCTTATTCCTTAAGGGTTTCCTCGATCGTGTGTTCGACCGGTCTAGTGGTGAGCTACTGGATCGTCCAGAAGTCGGTGCAATCCTTTCAATTCGTCAGTTAACACTGATGTTTGGAAAGGTGCTTTTGCCTACTAGCAATAGTAGGTTCAAGGCAGCGATGACTGGATATATCCAGTGTGAACGCGATGTGAGAGACGCAGACGCTAAGATCTCGTCCCAGCAATGGGACGATTTCCGACGCGTCGGCGACTTACTCTTTGGTAATGTGTTGCCAACTCTAGATGATTTGATTCTAGATGGGCAACTTTTGCCAAAGCATGGACCCGGTGCCACTGCAGATAAACTTCGTGGAAACACGAAGTATCGGCAGCGTACCTGGCCCTCTCGTCTGGAAGTGTATTTTCCTTCAGAGGATTATATCCTTCCCAATGATCGATTTTCTGATCATCTGTCGACGATCACATCGCTAGATCCCGAAGCAGAGGTGCCCGTTAGGGTTATCTCTGTTCCTAAAACGCAAAAGACGCCAAGGATCATTGGCATTGAGCCTACGGCAATGATGTATTGCCAGCAGGCCGTGCTTCGATCTTTGTTATCTGCTTTGGGTTCTGATAAATCCCTAAAGCGGATGATAGGATTCAAGGACCAAGAGGTTAATCACCGCTTGGCCCATGAAGGGTCTCTTCCTAACGGAAGAAACCTGGCGACACTCGATTTGAGTGAAGCCTCCGATCGCGTCTCTAATCAGCATGTACGCGAGCTACTTGCTCCATATCCCCATTTGCACGGGGCCGTGGATGCTTGTCGCTCCCGGAAGGCTGATGTTGATGGCCATGGTGTAGTTCGCCTGGCCAAATTCGCGTCGATGGGATCTGCGCTCTGTTTCCCTATGGAGGCCATGGTTTTTCTTACCATGATCTTCGTCGGGATCGAACAGTGCCTAGACTCACCCCTTTCTGCTCGTACGATTCAACGTGTGAGCAGGTCGGTGCGCGTCTATGGAGACGATATTATCGTCCCCGTGGACTATGTGCAATCAGTGATCGGGTCACTCGAATCTTTTGGGATTCGTGTCAACCGTGGCAAGTCTTTTTGGAACGGTAAGTTCCGAGAGTCTTGCGGTAAGGAGTTCTATGAGGGTTCTGACGTTAGTATTGTCAGAGTCCGAAGAGAACTACCTACATCACTGAAGCACGTACAGGAACTACTGTCGGCAGTTTCCCTTCGTAACCAGCTTTATCAGGCCGGTTACTGGGGAGCTGTGCGATGGTTAGACGATTACCTTTGGAGAATACTTAAGTATTTTCCGAGGGTGTTGCCTACATCTCCTGTGCTGGGCAGGTTCTCATTTCTCGGTTATGATACCGACGGTGAGGACCCTTTGCTCCATCGTCCCTTTGTTAAGGGATATAGGGTAAAGGCCGTGCTCCCTCCAGATAATCTGGAAGATCACGGAGCCCTGCTCAAGTGTCTCCTTTCTTTAGAGAGGAATGATGAGTCAAGTTCGTTGGGACTTGTCCCGGACGAGATCGACTACCATCATCTCTCTTTGGGAGACATCAGCAGCCTGCCAACTGTTGATGATAGACACTTAGAGCGTGCTGGACGCCCTCAGGTCCGCATCAGTCTGAGGAAGGGACCGCCCTTCTAATATAGAAGGGCGACGGGCTTAACCGCCTCAGGGAGAGACCAAGAAGAACTCCGGG